AGAAGGGTCTCGGCGATTGCATCGAAAGAAGACTGTCCTTCGAAAATGTGAACTTGCGGGATCAGAGTATTAATGGTAGTTTGAGCAAAGAGGGTAGTACCCTCGGAACTCTTGCTACTGTTGATCTCTCGTCTGCAAGCGACTCCATAGCAACGGAGCTTGTGCGGGAGTTACTTCCCCGTACTTGGTTCGAGGTTATGGATTCATGTCGATCACATTTTGGTGTTGTAGGCGACAAGTTGATAAAGTGGGAGAAGTTCTCCAGTATGGGGAACGGCTTCACATTTCAGCTTGAATCTCTAATATTTTACTCTTGCGCAAAAGCTGCGTGTGAGTACGTTGGCTCAGAAGACCGAGTCAGCGTGTATGGAGACGACATCATAATTCCGGTGTCGGCCTACTCTACTTTCTGCGATATAATGGACGCCTACGGCTTTACAATTAACCATAAGAAGAGTTTCTCTTCTACGTGGTTTAGGGAGAGCTGCGGGTATCATTGGTATCGCGGATTTGATGTCAAACCGGTCTACTTGAAAAGTAGACTTTCATCAGCGTCGAGCGTTTTCCGCGCGGCCAACTCGGTCCGTCGGCTAAGCCACAGGCTATGCAACAACTTAGCATGTGATAGTCGATTTCGACCTTGTTTTGATCTCCTCGTGCAGTCGATTCCTAAGCCCATAAGGCTCTGGATTCCGGCTACCCTTGGGGATGGTGGCTTTATCGGCAACTTCGATGAGGCTACGCCAACAGTGTTACGTGCTCAACCCCCTCAGTACTACAGGGGTAGTAAAGTGCGTAACGTCGTGTCGCTCTCAGTAACGACTGAGGATGAAACAGTTGGTTATTTATTAAATCAACTGTGGTCTGAGGCACCAAGACTTGTCCCAGCGCGGGACATATCGGTAGACACCATTACACAAATGAAAAGGATTGACGGGATCGAGTTTCAAGGACGCAATCGCGTCCCCACACGGAGTCTCCGTCTTTCTTTGGTCAAAAGTGTAACGTGGCAGTGGTACGATCTAGGTAGCTGGATTTAATCAGCTATTTTCCCGGCTTTGAAACCGGTGGAGAGAACTTTCTC